CAACAGAAAAGTCCATATCTTTCAACCAGTTAAACTTGGGAATTTAAGAGCTTTTTCTCCCTAGTTCGACCATGCTATCCCACTTCGCCCCAGTTTTCCCCAATCTCGGAGTCAACATCGAACGGGACAGCCAAACCGTGTACGCAAGTTTTCATAATTTCAACTATCTTGTCTGCTTGTTCACGTGAGTTCACACTAAAACACAACTCGTCATGAACGGTGAGCAACGGCAGCAGCCCTTCTTTGTAGCACTCAACCATCGCCTTCTTTGTTTGATCAGCACTAGAACCCTGTATCAGACGGTTCAACGCTTTGTATGTGAACGCCCGTCGTATCATGCCCCTGCCGCCATATTCTTTGGCTGCTTCTTCCAGCGGCAGTGCCTTGTTAAACTCGTAGGACCGTGGCTCCCACATGTTGAAGTGGCACTTGCGACCAAGCCATGTCCGCACAATGCCATGCTCGGCTGCTGTGTTTGCAGCCAAGTCTGCCATGCCCTTCACGAAGGGCACCTTCAAATGATACTCCTCCAACAAACGCTTGGCCTCTTCCTCAGATATGTCCAGAGTTGTGCCCAGTTTCTTTCGGCCCATGCCGTACATGATGCCCAGGTTTACTGTCTTGGCCTCTTTGCGCGTGACACCGGCCATGTCTGCCACCATCTGGTGAAAGTCAGCGTTGCCCTCGTGGTACATCTTCACGATGTCATCGATCAACGGACTACGGTATGGACCTTTCAGCGCCCAGCAGTAGTGGGCAAGCCACCTGGGTTCCTGTGAGGCATAGTCGAAGCTGCCCCACTTTTCGCCCTCTTCGGGCAAGAACAGACCACGAATCATCTTTTTGATTTCGGGATCCCGCGCCGGTTGCTGTTGGAGATTCGGGTGGGACGAAGAAAATCGTCCGGTGACTGTGCCCCCTTCATCTGAACGAAGAGGGTTAAAATCACAATGGATACGACCATTATGCTCATGCTTGAGTATAGTCTCGATAAACGTCGTGTTGGCTTTGTTGAACTCGCGAAGCCGGACAATCTTTTGCGCCACGGGGTGCACATGATTCGCCAGAAATACTTTTGTAAACGCTGGAGCATTTGTCTTTGCCGTCCGCTTGTATGACAAGCCTAGCTTATCAAACACCTTGGCAATAGACGACGCTGCCCACGGCTCCACCCAGATTCCTGTCTCGTCTTTGACTTCCTTCAGCAGGTTCTGTTCTAGCGCGACCAGCTTTTTCTTTGTCTGCTCTGCCTTGTCCACATCAACTCGAACGCCGCGCTCTTTCATGTCGAGCAGGACGGGCAGAAGCGAAGACTCCAGCTTGAAGATGCCTTCTATATTGTCAGTTTTTATTTCAATGCTCAAACGATCCCACAGCTTCAGTGTGATCTCGGCATCCTTCTCTGCATACCTGCCCACGAATGATGCATGCAGCTTCCACATCTCGCTCTTCGGATCAACACCATACATAGCCGCCGCCGAACGCAGCATGACCTCGCTCTTGCCTTCTTCAAGATACTCACGACACAGCGAGTTCAGGTTGTAGAATCTACGGTTCTCGTTCAGCAGCGGAGCCGCAATCATCGTGTCGATGACCGGACCCTGCACATCTATGCCTGCCCAGCGTAGCCAGCCCAGATCATACAGCGCATTGTGCATGACCTTTTCTATGTGCGGTGTAGCCAGTTGTTTCTTCAGCCAGTTGAAGACGGTCTTCTCTGGCATGTTGCCGCCACCCTCGTGACGTATCGGGAAGTATCCAACAAAATCCCCCGCCGCTATGGCTATGCCGATGATGTTGCCATCATCCCTGCACCAGCCCGGACCCAGCGTGGTAAGATTCGGATCCCGAGTCTCAAGGTCAATTGCCATGCGCTTGACGGAGGTCAAGTCCGGCAGACTTGACGGAGGCATCCACTCTTCTTCAAAGTCTAACAGATCAGTCCGCATCTTTTATCTCACCGCCCAAGGCAGCATACCCTATAATGTCTATCCAAGTATCGTTCTGATCAGCGTCTTGTGACAGCCGCGCCAACTTCAAACCAATCATCATCATCGTGACTTCTTCAGGCGTTATCTTGCTCAACAACTTCCGTTGCAGCAGCACGTTCCAGATCGTTGCTATGCGCTCATGATTGATTAACGCCGAACCATACTGCTCGGCCCTCGGCCCGTTGATCAGCATCTTTGCTTCTTCAAGTAACTCGTCACGTGTCATAGCTGAAACCTGTAGTTGGAGTAGGATTGCACAATGTGCAGCGTCTTTCGCGCTCTTGTTATGCCCACATAAAAGGTGCGAATCTCTTCGTCCACAGTCGAGAACTTTTGTATTTTCGGACTCGTCTCTGTAAACAGAACCACGTTGTCTGCCTCGCCGCCCTTGGCCCGGTGGATTGTAGACACCTCGATGCGAGGCTTGCTGACATTTAGTATCGACTCACCCATGCGCCTGACAGACGTTATGTATGCATAGTCGATGTCTCGTATGCGTATAACATCGTACCACGGATCATCCTTGCCAGCCGCCATGCCACAAAAGACGGTAAGATAATTCAGATCGTACAACCCATGAGACTCCAGCCCCGATATCTTACGGCGGCATGCCTTGGACAGATACCTATCAGACGCAACCGCCATCTTGGCAAATGCTTTGAGATCATCTCCAGACAGCGACTCGCCCTTCTGCAACTTCAGCCATGTCTCGATGGACTCAAGGATACGGGATGATATAGACCAGCGATTGTCCTTCCAGAACAGATAGCCCATGTCCCGCAGCTTGTTAGCAATCCTGTTGGCAATGAAGTTTGTACGGGCCAGGATCAACCACTCACCTTTTGACATGTCGATGTCTCCAAGTTCGTAGTTGTAAGTGATGTCGCCCTCTTCGTCTGTGGGCATCCAATCCTTGTCTTGCCTGATCGACAGGCGACTGACCACGTTGTTTGCAAACTGGTGGATTTTTTTCGGAACCCTGTAGGATTTGTCAAGCACTTGCTTGTGCTCAGACGAGGACAAAAAGTTGTCCACTTTTACACCCATCCAAGAGAAGATGCATTGATCGTCATCACCTGCAAACACCACCCGATCCGAACGTGGGACAATCACCTCATGTATCATGCGCCACTGTAGCGGCACCAAGTCTTGCGCTTCGTCCACGATGAGCAGATCGAATGACGGGCACTCGCCGTCTTCGATAAAGCGTTCGATCATATCGACAAAGTCAACTTTCTTCGTCTCTTGCTTGTACTCCTCGATGGCAGACACGACATGCTCTAGCTCTCGGAAGTAGAGCATGTTGTCAGAGAACGTCTGATTGAATACAGCCCCCAGCGTTTGACCTGTGGCACGAGACAGGTTGTACATGTTGTAGTATTCATCACCCTTGGCTTGCCCCGGTGTAAACAACAGACCCTCATCCATGCGAATGTTCTGACTCGATGTCATGGGCAGGCCAAGAATCTTAGACAAGGCGTTTAGATCACCTCCGTCCAAGACCTGCTCTCGGCGCAGGCCAAGCTGTCGAAACGCCATTGAATGTAGAGTCCGAAACCAAACCAAATCCTTGGCGTTTACTTGCAGCTTCTCGATGGCACGATCCCTTGCCTCGGTCGTAGCCTTTTTGCTGAATGACATGAAGCCAACACGGGCCGGATCAGTGCCTGATTCCAATGCCTCTTGCACCATGTTGATCAGACGTGTGGTCTTGCCTGTGCCAGGAGGCCCGAAGATGGTCATGCTCTTGTAACTTGTGTAGCTCAAAACGGCACCTCCTCGTAGAAGTACGGTTCTGCAACATGACCTGTGTAGTTCTCGCGGTACGGAGGGCGCTGTAAACAATTCTCGCACACATCCCCCCGCTCCAGTGACTTGAGCCGGTCATAGTAGGTTTTCCATTTGTGACCACAAACATCACACAAGAAATAAGCTATGTAACGCATTAGAACGGCACCTCTTCTTTTGGGATGTTGGCCGGTGGTATCTCCACTTCCTCACGGAACATGGGCACCCACCACACGCGCATTTGTTTCTGATCACCCTTGGATGTTTTGAACCACACACGCCCATTGGACTTGTCGCCGCCGTTCAACTCTTTGATTCGTTCTTGAATCTGCCCACGGCTGTAGCGATCAAACTTGTGGTTCCGGAGGAATCGCATCAACGAGTCGAGCTTGAAGTATGTCAGCCCCTCGTCTTCGTCAGAGTATGGCTTGCCAAGTGTGATCTCTTCTGGCGCCTGCCCCTGCACCCTGCCCTCGCAGAACGCTTCAAGAAGCTCGACAAACTGACCACGCATTGTCAGTTCTTCTGGCACCTCGATCTCAACCATGTTTTCCATCAGCATAGCAACAATCGTCTGCCAGTCCGCCATCTTCATCAGTGGCGGCATGACATGTATCTGCTCCATACATGCTTTCTGAAACTTTTGCGGAGTCTGCAAGTCGTCTGTGGTCAACTCGACACGGCGCCCACCGACATCGCAGAACCAGACGGGTGGCTCTGACTTCACGACACAAAGACCGGCAACGTCGGCTGATGCACTCGCACCACCGATGCCATACTTCTTTGTGCGGCACAGCCCACGGTTGCAAAAACTCTTCAGCGGTTCTTGATCACACGGGAAGCCATATTCCTTCTTATCGTGTTGAGACTGAATAGACACGATTTCAGAAGCTGGTAGTGGTGGTGAAGAGATACGGTTATTGATTTCTTCCAGCCGCCTTTTCCAATCATCTGGCTTCTCCTTCTTACATGCCACCGCTGTTGCGAACATCACTGTGTTACGAGTG